TAGTGCAGATACATGCCAGTCATCCAATCCCGAAACTCTTGAGCCGTCTGCCACGGGTTTGGCTGCTGGTGCAGGAGCCGATAGACAGGATGGCTCGTGGCCTTCTGTTTCCCGCCGTTGGCCATCCGCTCGTAGATGTGCAGCGGCAGGGCAGATACCGCATCCGATATGACGCGGATGCAGGCCGTGTAGGCCGAGCACGCCATGGAGTTGTCAGCGTTGACGCGAATGCCAGAAGGCGTGCGGCTGGAACTTACTTCGGGCCAGTCGATGCCACGCAGGTCGAACATCTTGAAGTCGGCGGCGGCGTTTTCGCTCATAGAGTCACGATGTCCCAGGACTGTTCCGGCGTGGCTGCGGTTGCCGTTTGCCACAGCCCGATGGCCATGACCAGCGACACGATGCCGTCTATGCGTTCTGTGCTCTTGGCCTTGCTCGGTTTAATGTTTCCGGCTGCGGAATCCTGCTGGATGGCCACGTTGGAAGCCTGCCACGACAGCACTGGGTGCCCACCGTGCAGCACCTTCCCGCTCACAACAAGGTTCTCCAGCTGCTTGCTAGGTGCCGACAGAGAGCCATAGCCCTGTCGAAAGTCTGCCATGGGCAGCCCGTCGCCTTGCAGTTGTTGGCCGAGTTGCGCGGAGTTCCACGGGTCCAAGCCAATGCCGCACAGCTTGTACTTGCTGGCTATGGCGTTGATGTCTGAACGCACCTGATCGAAGTCTGTGACGTTGCCATCGGTCATGTTCAGATGCCCCTGGCGATGCCACGTTAGGTATGGCACCTTGTCGCGTCGCTCTCGCTGGTGGGCGTTGTCGCTCGGGATCCAGAAGTGCGGCTCAATCCAAAACGTGCCGTCATCAAGCGGGAACAGCAGCACCAGGGCCGTGGTGTCAAACGTCGTGGCCAAGTCGAGCCCGGCCCAGCACTTGCGGCCGGCGAGATCAACAGGACAGGGCTTGTCGCCCTGCTGCCAGTGATCCATCCGCAGCCACCTAGTTGACTGTTCCGTCCATTGGTTCAAAAAAAGTTGGCGAAAAACATTTTCATAAGTCGGCATCTCAACCGCTCGAGCACATTCGCTCCGCAGGAAGTCCATGCGCACGGAAACGCCGAGGTTTGGATTGGCCTTCTTCCACGTCTCTTCGGCTTTCCAGTCATCCGCAATGTCGGCCGCATAGATGGCTGGCAGGAACGTCTCGTCTTTCACGGTGCCGGCGGCCACAGCCTCAGCGTATTTCCAGATTTCCCAGCAGACGCTTTTGCGGTCAAAGCCTGCCGTGGTGAGCGCCACCGTCAGCGGCTGACGCCGAGCACCTTGGCTGCTGAGCATGACTTCCCACATCTCGCGGTTAGAAACGTGGAGCTCGTCAAAGATGACGCCGTGAGCGGAGAGCCCATGTTGAATACCGGCCTCCGCACTCAACGCCTTGTACGTTCCGTGCGTCGCCTCTCGCACGATCGCGTTGCGGTACACCTTGAGATGCTGCCTCAGCACTGGCGACTGCTCGACGTAGACGCGGGCCATGTCAAAAACGAGCCGGGCCTGATCGCGTGAGGCTGCGCAGGAATAGACTTCACAGCCGGGCTCGTTCTCCATCAGCAGCTTGAGTGCGATTCCCGCGCATAAACTGCTCTTTCCATTTTTGCGCGGAATCGCCAGCAGGCTGGTGCGGACTTTGCGCACGTCGCCCTCTGTGGCAAAGAGCTTTCGCACGTAGTCCTGCTGCCACGGCTCAAGCGTGAACGGCTTGCCGCCGAGCTCGCCCTTGGCGTGCGTCAGGTGCTTGTGGAAGAAACGCACCGCCAGGCACGACGAGCACTTTTCGCACGGGTGCTCAAGCGAACATGCGGGCGTCTTCGTCGTCTTCTTGCGGGCCATTCTCTACCGCCGAGACTCGAGCCAGGGCAGACGCCGTTAGGCCAAACTCAGACGCGAACTTGAGCATCGACGTGCGAGCGTCACGCTTCCGAGTCCACGCCGGGTGATTGCTTACCCTACCCCGATCGTCCATGAACGTGGCACCGTTGGCCTTGAGCTCACGGTCTGCCTCAATCATGTCCGCGAGCGAATCGCAGTAAGCGGCCAGCGTCTGCTGGTGCCTGGGGCTCATGACCTTGGACGCTTCGAGCATGGGCACGATCCGCTCCCACTCCTCGCGGGCGAGATCCGAAAGCCAGTGCGGAGCAGGCGGGATGCCAGGAACCGCGTCGATGCCGGACTTGTGCGGGCCTCTAACTCGAGCCCCGCGAAGCTTAAGTAACGGTTTAGGCGTCGGCTTGCGGCCCCTACCCATGCCAAACTCCCAATTTCAGCCCCGCGTGCGTTTGAGGAAACCGTGGGGTTTGTATCCACGCACGCCCTAGAGATCCGACCTACCCTACCCCTGCCCTCGTTTCCCGCAGCGTCTTGCGTGCGTGGCACGCAGAGCACCTGGCTTGCCCGTTAGCCACAGCGTACCTATCGCCACCTTGGCTGATGGGCACGACGTGATCAGCGTGCATCTCTCGCCCGTAGGCTACGCGGCCACAATCCACGCATTGCCAGTGGCATCTGTTCAGTACAGCCTGACGCCACTTCTTGTGGGCCTTGTCGCAATAGCCACGGGCTGCCGCGTTGGGTCTGGCGCTGTCGTCTCGCTGAAGGCGGGACGATCGCAGACGCAGCGGCCTATGGCTGGGAATCTTGGTAGGCACGTCTAGCTCTTCAGCATCACCACGCCAGCGGTGCCCGTGCTGTTGGTGGTGGCCGAGACGATCTTCAGGTACTCGGTTCCAAACACTTCGTCGGGCAGAGCATACGCCCGCCCGTCCGTACTCGAGGCCGACAGGGTGAGGTCAGCCACGCTGCCATCGGACTTGTAGAGTCGGCGGAAGGTTCCGGCCGTGCTGGTGCCTACCCACATCTGGAGCGTGCTGGCGTTCGTGCTCATCGTGCCCAGCGACACTACAGCACCAGCTACATCACGCATGTCCAGCGTGGTAGCCGATGCTGTGGCCGTGTGCAGCGTAATGTCGATGTCTCGGTTCTTGCGGCTCAGAATGTTGTCGGCCATGGGTAGCTCCTGGGTGTGGTTATGGTACGGGAATCTGCGGCAACTCTTGCAGTTCACTAGCTCACAGGGCTAGGAGACTCTGGCACCAGTTGCGGCACGGCGTCGGTGGCGAACTCAAGGTCGGCCAGCGGGATCACCTCCACGCTGGCGAAGTTCGTTGCGTCCAGCCGTGCGAATCCGGCTGCATAGATGCCGCCTTCCGCGAGGCACTGCGGCAGGATGTCGGCAACGTGGCACCACCGGCCATCGGCTAGGGCGGCAGGGTACACGGTGCAGCGAGGGTCGCCGTACCATGCGTGGAAGTTCAGCATCTTCTGAGCCAGCGGCGTGTCGAACACAATCGCCAGCGTCTGGAGCGTGGCCGTGTCTGGCAGCGGCTGCAATAGGAACTCTAAGAGGGTCATACTCGCCCCATTGCGGATTGGAAGGCTTGCATGGCGGTGTTGTAGGCGGCCACCTGAGCGGCTGTCATGCCAGCACCGATGCTGTATGCGGCCATTCGACCGTTGTAGTATTCAACCGGCCCGTTGCGCGCGAAGACGAAGAAGGGACTCGCGCCAGTAGTTTCGGCAGTGTTAACTTCGCTTGTGCCGATAGACACAGCATCGTCGTACAGGGTCAGGAGCGTCGTACTTGTACGGCTTGCCAGAATCAATCCGCCGTTTGTGTTGGTACGGTTATTCGCAAACGCGCTGTTTGCCTTGCCAAGTTCAGTCTGTATTCCGTAGTTGGGTGCAGTGGAGCCAAACAACTGAAGGAACAGGCGATAGCGATCCGTCACGCCGTTAAACAGCACGCCGAGTAGAGTTCTTGCCGACGCAATATCCTGCGTGCCAGTGATGAACGACGATAGGTGGCAGTTGGCAGCACCGGGAAGTTGATCGACGTTGAAGCCAGTGTTCAGATACTTCGTTGATCCATTCCCCGTGAGCCCGCCACTGGCCCCCGTCTCCGCGTAGTCGGTGCCGACGCCGACGAAGGCGTTGTTGGTGTCGGTAGTGTTTCCATATTGCGTGCCGCCCAGCGACGGCCCTCTGAACAGGGGGACGAACGCACCTTGGAAACTTCCGCAGAAAAGATTGAGCCGGTAGAAGCGGTCGCGGATGCCAGCAGATGCGATAGCCGCGCAAAACTTTGACACCGCCGACAGGGTTGATCCTGACACGGTGCCGCCGTTCGATACCACGCGAGCCGCCCATGCCGCAGCTTCCGGGTGAACCGTGGCTCGCGGCCGCAGTAGTCTCGGGCTCATTGGCATGGCTTAGTCCTCCTGCTGTTCCGTTGCTCGAGGTTGTAGGGCATACAGCAACCGCGTCTGCTCGCTCACGGCCTTGCTGATCTCGCGTTGCGTCTCGCTGAGGCTCTTCACAAAAGCCCTGTGCTCTTCCACAAGAGGTAGCAAAACATCGGCGCGAAGCACCCAGCCGCAAGCAATGGCTACCAAAGTGGGAAATCCCCACCGCTCCATAATGCTGTAAAGCGTCTCTTTCGCTTGGTCGGTCACTGCATGGCCTCCAGCATCTCGCCACGATTATCCAGCCACCGCTGCACGATTATCTTGACGATCTCGCTGATGATGGCCGCCAAGATGATGCTGGCCAGAAACCCCATGCCATACTCACGCTCTTGGCGTTCGAGCCTGCGGGCGAAATGCTTGGCGACGATTTGCGTCTGCCCAGCATCGCACTGATACAGCACAGGAATGGGCCACTCCTTTAGCGCCCGCTCGACAATGCGGCCAACACGCTCGCGGCCTAGCAGATGCTTACGCATCGGCAGCGAGTCCCACACGTCCGCAACGAGTTCGTCGCGCGTCATTTCTTGCCCGTTCCTTTGCAGGTGGGGCAGGTGATTTTGATTTTCCCGTCACCGATGAAGCCATCAACGCAGTTGTCGCACTTGTCGCTGGCCGGCGTCGGTGCGATCTCGTGCCGCAGCTGCGTCACGATGCGGGCTGTCTCGCAGGCCATGTCAGCGGATACGCCGTGGTCATCAGGCAGCGTGGCCACGCATCCGATCACAACAACGAGCAGGCAGATAAGAAATCTCACAGCACACCTCGCAGCCAGTTGTCAGGCATCGCCGTTGGCTTAAACCCGCTGTACCCGGCGTAGACGTAGGAGTCACGACCGCTCAGCATCTTGGTGGCAACTTCGGCATCAACCCAAAATGAGCACTTGCGGACGGCATCCGGCATCGTCTCGGGGAAGTGCTTGCCAACCGTGTTGGAGTCGCCCCACGAGTTGGCACAGAGCAGGCCAGGACGCTTGCCAAACCGCAGGCCAATGAAGCACATCGCGTGCCACCAAACGCCACCCGGCTTGCAGAAGCCGTCAGCGTCTCGGCTCATGCTGAAGCCCTGGCCGCTGCACACGACAACCGGGTAGCCGTTACTGATGGCTTTCGCCGCCTCCACAAACGACGTGGCTAGCGTTGTCTCAGAGCACCGCCGCTCCTTAGCAAACGGCTCAAGCACGTCAGGCACGCCGTTGCGGCCCCAGTCGCGTTCTCGCTGACTGCTGTGCTTATCGAACACAGTGCCGCCGTAGTTCACGCCGTAGTGCAGGGCACCGTAGTCTCGGACGCTCTTGGCCGCGTGGAAGCCCGTGCTGCCGTCGCCGCCCGTGTTTGTCTTTTGTCCGCGAGCCTCGACGCGCGAAAAACCATACAAACTGGCCTCGATCGTGCGGCCGTTCCACGCTTCGGGCTCTTTCCGCCAATGGATGTCCGTCGCAGCGAGCACGTCTACTGCGAGCGACGCGCCCCAGCCAACGCAACTTCCAACGTTTCCTTGCGAGCCTCGACGCCAGGACGGCATGCACTGAAGCAGGGCCGGGTACAGCATGACATCCTGATCAGCGGCCTTGAGGTCAGGCCCTGCTGATGCAAGCGTTGGGTGCGGAAGCGTTGCCACGAAC